ACTTACTATCGCTCGTTACAGTACGACTTCTGCTGCAGCCCCTGCTGTAGACGTAGACGTAGATAACGTTTCTGTCGTGGAGGTAGAATCAATACCAGCCGACTTCACTTTCACTAGAGGTAGCAACCTCTCTGCTACTCGTGTAGGACCTGACGGGTTTATTGAGAAGGGGAGGGAGAACCTGCTGCTTCAGTCGAATACGTTCAATACGACTTGGAGTACCCCAAGCGCATCAATTGTAGGGGGACAAACGGGCTACGATGGAAGTAGCGATGCTTGGCTGCTCACACAGATTGGTGTTGGGGGTTATGTTAGACAATTTACATCGGCGAGCGGAGTAAGTACAGCAAGTGTTTACGTTAAAGCGGGAAGTACAGATTGGGTTTCATTGGAACTTGAGTCAGCGTCTCCAAACCCCAGACAATACTTTCAATTAGTAGATGACGGTGTAAAGGGGATTGATTATGGCAGCGCATATGGTGTGATTGATGCTAAAATTGAATTGATAGCAAACGGGTGGTATAGAATTAGTTTAACAACTTTTTTTGATATTTCTCAATTTAGAGTAAGACTCGCAGAAAATGACGGAAACCTAAGCGGCACAAGTGGAACCATTTACATCCAAGATGCTCAGTTAGAACTAGGTCTTGTAGCAACAGATTACATCGAAACTGGTGCTACTACAGCTACTGCTGGTTTGCTCGAAGACGAACCACGCTTTGACTATACTGGTGGTGGATGCCCAGCTCTGTTGATGGAGCCTACGAGGACGAACTACGTTGATCAGAGCGAGTACTTTGGCGCATGGACTGATTCGGGTGCTACAGTAACAGACAATAATACAACTTCCCCAGAAGGTCTATTAAATGCTTCAAAGCTTCAGACTAAATTCAATGCCAGTAGTGTTAATCACCAAATAGATGGCGCATCTGCCACTATTCCAAGTGGGGCTGTATCAGCATCAATATTTGCAAAAAAAGGAAACACTGACTTTATTAGGTTAAGACTAAATGGCACAAGTAACCAGATTCGCGCGTGGTTTGACTTGTCGAACGGAAATCCAGGAACAGTTGATAGTGGAGGCACTTCATCAATGACCAGCATGGGAGACGGATGGTATAGATGCACTGTTACGGAGGCTGGAAACACAAACACCAGTGCGGCACTTCAAGTGTTTATCAATGAAGGTGACGGGGATACTACTTGGATAGCTGACGGGGACGAATACATATATATCTACGGTGCTCAGCTTGAAGAAGGCAGCAACGCCACCTCTTACATGCCTAACTACGGTGCTGCTGCTACCGTTACGAGGGATCAAGATGTAACAGGAGAGCTAGAGCATGGGATTACGATGGGGACTACGTGCTCTGTATTCTTTGAGGGGAAGCACCTTGCGCCAAACATTGCTCAGCTAAGTTTTTTTCAGCTGAGAACTGACGACAATAATAGATTACTTTTTTTCGGTTCTGGCACAACTAGCTCTACATATAATTTTCTCGTTCAACATAGAGTTAGCGGTACCTCTACAAACGCAACATCTAAAGCTCTAAACATCGGAGATTCGTTCAAGGTTCTGGCTAGGATGGATGACACTACGATGGACGTCTTCATAAACGGTGAGCTGCACGATACACAAACAATTACTGCTCAGGATCACTTTGGTAAAATGAACCTGTATAGAACGGGCGCTGCAGAACAAAGCGGTCACGAAGTATCCCAAGCAATATTGTTTACAACAGCCCTGTCTAACAACGACTCAGAGATCCTTACTGGGGCTACGAGCTACAGATCATTTAACGTCATGGCATCAGCACTAAACTACACAGCATATGAGTAACGCATCACTAGAGCTCGGTGGAGGTAACTGGGCGGCAAAAGATAACGGAGATGGCACTGGTAGCTTGCTGGGGTATGCTGTAGGGGATACTTCTGGTAAGTACCTCCCTCGTGAGTTTACATTCTCTCGTGGGGCAGACATCGCTGCTACGAGAGTAAACAAAGACGGGTTGATTGAGAAGTACAGAGAGAACCTTATCAAAAGCTCCAATGACTTTACAGCTACTGGATGGACTCCTGCTCAGGCCACTCTTTTAAGCGGTTACGATGGTTATGACGGAACAAATGACGCATGGTTCTTGAGAGCGGATAGTAGCACGTTTTCTCGCGTTGGTATGGACAACACTACTTCCACTGGGCTCAGCTCTACAGGATTGAGAACTTTTAGCGTGTACGCAAAGAAGAAAGATTACGACTATGTTGGAATCTACATCCAAGGAAGTAACAAGGGCGTCGTGTTCTCTCTTTTGGATGGAACTGCTGTGAACTCAATTATCTCTTACCCTGACATCTACTCAGATGGTATCGAAGTGGGTGGTGGTTGGTGGAGGTTTTCTATTTCTCACCCCACAACTACTTCTACTACAGCCGCTGCAATCTACGCTTGCGAAGCTGCTGCGTACAACGGTAACTCTAATTACGGAAAGGGTATCTACATTCAAGACGCTCAGTTTGAATACGGGTTGGTGGCTACTGACTACTTAGAGTCTGACGACGAGACAGGTAAAGCTGGTGTTCTTGACAACCTCCCACGTATCGACTATACAAGCGGTAGTGCTCAGCTTTTGATGGAGCCTTCGAGGACTAACTACGTTCCTTACTCGGAATACTTTGAGACTTGGGATAAGACAGGTACTATTACGATTACATCTAATTATGGAATCAGCCCCGATGGTCTCAAGAACTCTTCAAGAATACAATTTGGAGGGGCAAGTAATGAGCTAAGAGATGAAACAAGTGTATCAGCAGGAAACGTATCTACAATCTACATCAAAGGAACTTCAGGAGAGACAATAAAGTTTGGATCTAATGGTTCGGAGGCTTTGTTCACTCTTAATGGTGAGTGGCAAAGAATTGAGCAATATAATGCAATAGCATCAACCAAGATAACATTAAACACATATAGTGGAGCGACTGCAAGAGATGTTGAAGTATGGGGAGCAATGCAAGAGGTCGGCAGCTACGCTACTTCTTACATCCCTAACTACGGTACGGCTCTTGGTGTGACGAGGAATGCGGATAGTTGTTTCTTGCAGAGTGCTGTTGTGCATTCAAGTGGTACAGGTACAATCTTCTTTGAAATAGGAGACTATGATACTAATACCTCTGCAAGTGGATTTAATAAGATTCTTGTATTTAATGAAGTGTCTACTTCAAGTATAGACAATGTAATATACTTTGAAGAGTATGCAGGTGATAACACTATTTTGATTCGTAAAGGTGGCAGTAATTTATTGCAAACCACACCTAGCTACCAAAACTTGAGAGGAAGCAAGATTGCCATTAAATGGAGTAGCGAAGAAGCCAAGGTGTTTATTGATGGCGTTCTAAACAAAACATATACAGGAGATGCTTCATTAGACATTCAATACTTTGGTTTTAATGCTCAATATAATGGAGGTATCGTTTCAACAATTAAGATGAAGCAACTTGCAGGATTCTCAACGGCACTAACAGACCCAGAATGCATCGCACTAACAACAGCATAACACATGAAAAAAGTTTTCAGGAAGTACGAGTTCGGTAGCCAAGGCGCTGCCAGCACGAAGATCAACGCCCTCGGTCTTGACGACGAAGGCAACCCTACGCATTCGCACTCTATCGTGCGTCTCGGTCACATCGTGACGACTAAAGGGACGTATGATGAAGAAGGTAACGAGCTTACAGCCCCAGTGCTGTCAGACAGCTACCACGTAGACGTGCTGTGGAACGGTGAGCCTGACCCAGACTGGGATGCTCAGATGGTGTGGTGCGCTCCCATGGGGGTTCATATCTTTGGGTCTTCTAGCGCTATCGCAGAGTGGGTTGCTGAATGCAAGGTGCAGCGTCCAGAGCTTTTCCCTGAACCTACAGAAGAAGAAGTATAATGCTGGGTCTGGGCACATCTCTTGTACACGGCGGCACCCCTATGTCTGCCGCAGGCATGATCGTATCTGTGTTTGCTTCGAGAGTTACTGCGGACGGGGGAGAAGTAGAAAACACTACGTGTCTGCTTGCTGCCGTAAAGGAGCTTATGTAATTATCTCTCTAGCTCTCTGTAAAAAGTCTGTACCAGCAATCGGGCTTTTTGCGTAAGTGCGTATCTGACTCTGTAGTTGTATTTTGTCTCGTCACGAAAGAGATGATCTTCCAGAGTTTGTGACGGTGTTAGCTTGTCGAAATGCTTATAGAGCATACCCTTAGACTGCAGAGGGTAGATGATTCGGTTCGATAGATTCGTCTTGTTGTAGTCTAGATCTTTGGATGCATAGTCTATGGTGAAGAACTGCAGATCGTACCCCCATAATAAAAACTCCAGATCCGCGAAAGACACATCCCATTCTTTTTGAACCTTGTGACGTATCTGTTTGAGTCTCTTTAAGTTGTTCCTTTTAATATACTTCGTATCTTGCTTGGCGAAGTCGCGGAACATTCGTTTTTTAGGAACCTTGCTTCTTGGCATAAAATAAATTAGCTATGATTGATGACGATTTTTTGATGCAAGTACACAGACTTGCTATAGAGCTGGAGCTACTCATAGACGAATACGAACTGAGAGACAGGGTGTTGTCTATGCTTGTAGTAGGGGTTCTCAACGAGCTGGACGAAGACACGTCTAGAATGAAGGCTATATATTCTCACAATGTACAGAATTCCGACGAGCTAGACATAGTCGTAGACTTCGCCAAAGACACCTGGAAAGACAGCAAAGATATAGACAGAGGCCTGGACTTCGACGACCTATTCGACGGTTTGGACATATCTTTGAACTAAAATTCATTATGACTGGACTTATAAGAAAGATCATCATAGGCCGTGATCCTAAAGACGCCATGGCCTATTTTATAGGTATGCGCGCGGGAGCTGGGGAAGTTAGCGCCATAGTTATGGACGAAGAGCACCTTGTGAGATACAACAAGAAAAGATACCTCGTATATTTGCAACAAGACGGCGGACAGGTCCTCTGGAAATCCGTGGACGAGATGCCGTGCATAATTGAATACGACTGTAACTTTTAATTCATGAAGACTCTAGAGTTGTTCGTCGTTGAGCTCAAGAAGAAGCTCAAGGACACAATCAAGACGGACAGTGGTTTCGAGCTGTACGTAGACCCCAAGTTCAAAGACTTCGAGCACCGAGTCACAGACGGACCCGTCGTATGCTCCCCTCTTAAGTACGACACAGGCGTAAAGCAAGGGGACACGTTGTACTTCCACCACCTAGTCGTGCTAAACGAAGGGCAGGTGCTTACAGGAAACGATAACCACTACGTAGTGAGGTACGATCCCGTACACACCGTCAACAACCAAGCCATCGCCTACAAATGCCAGGATACGGGAGAGATACAGCCTCTTGCGGGATGGTCTCTGTTGGAGCACGTAGAAGAAATAGAGCCAGGGACACAGAGCGACCTCATAGAGGTAGTAAAACTCGAAGAATCCAAGGTCACAAAGGCACGTGTAGCGTTCATGGCTCCGTGGCTGGAAGAGCTGGGTCTGAAAGTCGGAGACGTAGTGGGGATAAAAAAAGACATGGACTATAAGATTATTATCGACGATTCTCCGTATTATCGTGTCCGCGCAGAAGATTTGCTGTATGTCGAGGAAGAAGTTCACAACGATTGAGGCCGCAGAGCGACTCATGCTCAGCATGGAGGTAGCGATCAACAATATGATCGACGAAGTGCGCAAGCCTGTGGATCCAGAAGCAGGGGGTGCCGCACGGAAGGCGGAGCTACAATCCATCAAGCAGACAGCCACCGACTGCAAAGAGCTCTTGGTGGAGAGACAGCGACTAGAACAAATGATTAAAGACCTCAGAGACAATGGAGAGATCGAACAAGCCAAAGACTACAGCGGAGGTTTCGCTGAAAGATTCTCTAAGTGATTGGAAAGAAATTGTATATCAGATGAATAAAGTAGATTTTAGGTTCTGGGAGGATTCTTGGAACGACGAGTTTCTAGACTGAGGCGGTTTCTCCCTTTCGTCAGACGGCCCTCTACGCAAAATAGGGCAATTAACTGGGGCGTAGTTCAGTTGGTTAGAGCGTCTGTCTTATACACAGGAAGTCGTGGGTTCAAGTCCCACCGCCCCAACATTGTTATATTTGCAGTATGGAACGAGACTACAAGAAAGAATACGCCAAGTACGGGAAGTCCCGTGCAGCGAAGAAGTACCGTGCCGCGCTGAACAAATACAACCGACAGAAGGGAACATACGGTAACGGCGACGGGAAGGATGCGGCGCATTCTGGACGTAGAATTAAAGGCTTTATGAGAGCCGCACTGAACCGAGCCAACAACCGACCCAAGGTCAGGAACTCCAAGCGCTCGTAGCTCAACAGGATAGAGCATTTGCCTTCTAAGCAAACGGTTACAGGTTCGAGTCCTGTCGGGCGTACAAATTGAATTTACATGAAACAACAAGCACAAACCATCGAGAAGAAGCGCGTACGCCGCAAAGGTGTGCACGCCAAGACACGCACGTCGAACATCAAGACGTCGAAGAACTACAAGAAGGCTTACAGATCACAAGGGAGATAACATGGCTAAGTATATATGCGGGTGCACAGAGCACGAAGAAGAAAAGACGAACGTCGGCATTAAGTTTATCGACGGGAGGGCGCGTCACGACATCAAGTGTCCGTGCGGGCAGTACATGGAGCTGGCAGATCCAAAAACGGGGATGCCTTCGTTTAAAAGAAACCGCCTCGGTCAGGTGCTCTGATGTCCGTCCTAATAGATATAGAAGGATATGATATACCTGCTATCTCAATTTGTCCCAAGGGTACGCAAGGTGAAGTTATTGAACGTGGTTCATTACTCATTATGCTTCCCGTTCAGCCTCCCGCGAAGGAAATTCAAGGACATGGAGACCCAGACCACATGCAGGTGTGGAAGAGGGTTTCTATGCCTGAGGAACTGTCGCGTATTAAGTCTATGGATGAGTGGGGGGAGATGCCAAGGGAGTTTCGACAAAAGTTTTCTCCGTATATCGAGGAAGAATTTCGCCGTAGGCGTGAGGGCTTTTGGTTTTATAATGCGGGTAGGCCTACATACATAACAGGTAGGCACTACATGATGCTCCAGTGGACGCGGATGGATATAGGCCATCCCAGCTATCTGGAGTTCCAAAGAGATATTTTCTTACATTTGGCAGCGTGTGAGGCGGATCCGCGCTGCATAGGGCAGCTCTATACGAAGTGCAGGCGGAGTGGGTACACTAATATCTGCTCCGCCGTGCTTCTCGACGAAGCTACGCAGGTCAAAGACAAGCTCCTAGGCATTCAGTCCAAGACAGGTAAGGACGCGCAAGAAAATATATTCATGAAGAAGGTGGTGTACATGTTCCGCCACTACCCCTTCTTCTTTAAACCCATACAGGATGGTACCACGAACCCACGCATGGAGCTGGCTTTTCGCGAGCCGAGTAAGAGAATCACGAAGAAGAATAAGACTGCGCAGAAGGGCGAAGCTCTTAATACGGTCATAAACTGGAAAAACACAACTAACAACGCATATGACGGCGAGAAGCTACATTTGCTGTATCTAGACGAAGCAGGAAAATGGGAAAAACCTACAGACATAAGGGACGCATGGAGGATTCAGCGGACCTGTTTGATCGTCGGGCGAAACATAGTCGGAAAGGCAATGGTCGGAAGTACCGTAAACCCGATGGACAAGGGGGGAAAGGAGTACAAGGATCTTTGGCAGGACTCCGATCCGATGGATCGCAACGCGAATGGGAGGACCAAGAGTGGCCTGTATAGGCTATTTATTCCTGCAGACGAATCATTAGAAGGATTTTTTGATAAACATGGAAGACCAATCGTTACTGACCCTGATTCTCCTGTGGACGGCCTTGATGGCCTCGATGTTTCGCAAGGAGCTCGGACGTATCTTAAGAATGAAAGGGAAGCGCTAAAGCACAACCCTTCGGAGCTGAACGAGATAACCAGACAGTTTCCGTTCACAGAGGACGAGGCGTTCCGAGACAGCATCGAGGGGAGCCTCTTCAACATCGGCAAGATCTACCAACAGATACAGTACAACGACGAGCTATATCCGAACCCCGTCGTACGAGGTAACTTTATCTGGAAAGAGAAAGACAAAGAAGCCGTCTTCTCCCCCGACCCGAACGGAAGGTTCCGTGTCGCCTGGATGCCTCCTGCGGATCAGCGCAACGTCATACGTAGAGAGAGAAACAAGCTTGTGGCCCCGTTTGCAGACAGAGGCTGCGGGGGTGTCGACTCGTACGACCTCGATGCCACTGTAGACGGAAGGGGCTCTAAGGGGGCGATGCACCTGTACAACAAGTTCCATATGGAGAACCCGTCAAATATGTTCGTTCTAGAATATGCCTCGCGTCCAGATCTGGCGAAGATATTCTACGAAGACGTACTCATGGCTGCGTTCTTTTACGGGTACCCGCTCCTCGTGGAAAACAACAAGTACGGTATTGTGAGATATTTTGAATCAAGGGGTTACGACGGGTATCTTATGGACAGACCCGAACACCTGCGCACTCCGAATTCTAAAATCAACGTCAAGACCAAAGGTATACCTTCGAACTCTCAGGACGTCATACAGGCGCACGCCCAGGCCATAGAGGCATACATCCACACGCACGTCGGAGAGAATTATGATAGTGGAGAATACGGAAAGATGTATTTTAACCGAACGTTAGAGGATTGGATAGGATTTAAAATCAACGATCGTACAAAGTTCGACCTTACGATAAGTTCGGGGCTGGCTCTGTTGGCGGCACAGAAAGTCAAACAGAGGCCTAAATCGGACTTCGCGGACAAGGTGTTCTTCCGCCGATATAAGACGATCGGATGATTTATTATATTTGCAAAAATGTATACTTCAGGCGATATAACAAAAAAGGGGACGTTTCCAGATCCTCTAGCCCCCCGTGAGACTAAATCTTCGGACAAGTATGGCCTGCAGTACGCAAGAGCTATATACTCTCAGTGGGGGAAGCAGAGCGACTCTACGTCGCTACTCGGTAAGAGAAATAAGGTGTTTGAGCGTAACAGAGATTACTCTAACGGCACGCAGGACACCTCTATATACAAGCAGCTTCTGAACTCTCTTTCTCCGAACAAGGGAGACGGTAGCTTGCTCAACCTCGACTTTACCCCCGTACCGATTCTTCCTAAGTTCGTGCGGGTGGTTGTAAACAAGATTCTCTCTAAGGATCCGTACCCGAACCTTGAATCCATCGACCCTCTGTCTTCTTCGGAGAAGAACAAGATGAAGGATAAAGTGAGGGTGCAGGTAGAGAACCGCGACGCACTTCTGCAGCTCAAGAACAACACAGGACTGGTTTTGGACATCGATCCAGAAGAGCTCCCAGAGAGCCTCGAAGAGGCGGAGATCTTTCTCGATACGAACATCAAGACCGATGCAGAGATAGCCGCGCAGATAGCCACGAACATGACTCTGGAGTGGTCGGATTTTAACGACACTACGTACAGACGCTGTGTCAACGACATCGTGACTCTGGGTATGGCCGTCACAAAACGGAACAACGATCCGAGCGAAGGCATCAAGGTAGAGTACGTAGACCCTGTGGACTTTGTGCACAGCTACACCGAGGACCCGAACTTCACGGATCTTATCTACGCAGGACACATCAAGCGCATCTCTATCGGGGAGCTGAAGCGTATATCTGGAGGCTCTCTCGAAGAAGAAGATTTCAAAGAGATCGCACAGAAAGTAAAGAACTCTTACGGGAACGACTCTGCAGACTTCTCCAAGACGCGCTACGACGAGAAGATGCAGCGCACAGAGTACGGGTACGACAACTTCATGGTGGATGTGCTCGATTTCGAATTCAAGTCTGTCGACTGCATCTACTTCGAAGAGAAAGAGAACCAGTACGGGAACGTAAACTTCTACATGAAGGGGTACGAATACAAAGAGCGCAAGAACTCTGTATTCGAGCGCAAGCCTCATAAGATGGAGGTAGAGTCTGTGTATTCTGGAAAGTTCATCGTGGGCACAGACAAGCTCATAGGATACGGTCCTGCACGGAACGTACCCAAGAACGTGCACGACATCTCTCGCGCACGTCTCTCTTACTCCGTGGTGGCCTCGAACATCCGCCGCATGGTGCCTAAGTCTATGGTGGAGAGCTGCATAGGCTTTGCCGACATGTTGCAGCTTACGCACCTCAAGATCCAGCAGGCTGTCGCCAAGGCTAAGCCAGACGGGTTGATTATCGACATCGAAGGATTGGAGAACGTCCAGCTCGGAAAGGGAGGGGAGCTGCAGCCTCTGGAGCTGCACGACATCTACGAGCAGACGGGTGTGTTTTATTACAGAAGCAAGACCCCCGACGGGGCTCCGTCCGCACCTCCGATACAGCAGATACCGAACGCTATACGGAACATCAACGAGATGATTTCGTTGTACAATCACTACCTGCAGCTTATCCGCGACACTTCGGGGATTAACGAGCAGATGGACGGAACTACGCCTAAGGGGGAGGCTCTGGTGGGGGTGCAGCAACTGGCTCTGCAGCAAGGTAATAACGCCATCCACGACACGATGCATGCATCCATGATGCTCTACAAGCGTGTGTGTCAGGATGTCGTAAAGTGCCTGCAGATAATACCTACGGATTCGGTCCTCTACAAAATCTATGAGAACGCCATCGGAGAGTCGAACATGGGGGTGCTGAGTTCTTTCGCAGACCTGCCTATGTACAACTTCGGGGTGACGGTTCAGAAAGAGATGGAGGAGAAAGACAAAGAATACCTCGAACAGAACATCCAGATGGCCATACAGCAGGGACAGATCGACCTCGAAGACGCCATCGCTGTGCGCGGCATGAAGGATGTAAACCAGGCAGAGCGCCTGCTTATGATACGCAGAAAGCGCCGCATGAAGGAGCAGCAAGAGGCTGCCGCACAGAATTCGCAACAGCAGGCACAACAGGCGCAGCAGGCTGCAGAAGCCGCAGCGCAGGGTGAGCAGCAGAAGATACAGATGGAGGCGCAGATACGTCAGCAGGAGATGCAGCTCAGGGCCCAGCTCGACCTACAGCTCGAACAGGCTAAGCACGAGATGCGCAAAGAGATAGAGATGATCAAGGCACAGGCTACGCTCGGATTCCGCGAAGACGATCAAAACTTCAAAGAGAAGATCGAGGTAATGAAGGAACAAAACAAAGACCAGCGGCAGGATAAGCAGATCGAGGCACAGGCGATGGAACAACAAGAACAAGAATAATGGCTACAGCAAACCTAGACATAGCAGAAAAGTTGGATATCGTCTGTAAGAGAGGCGATTCGTTCAATATGACCATTACGATGACCGATTCCACAGGCTCCCCCATAAGCCTCGCAGACTATACCTTTTCTATGGAGGTAAAGAGTAAGCGCATCGAAGGAGGCCGCGTCGCAGGAATAAACAACCAGCACGTATACGAAGAGACTATCCTCGAAGACGAGAGCATCACAAAAGCCGTCGTCGCAGCCTCTGGACAGGTTAGTTTCTCTGTAGCCGCAGAAACAATGAAGGCGCTTTCTCCAGGCGTGTATGTGTACGATATACAGTACGACAACACATCGGAGGTGCGCACAATACTTGAGGGTCTGTTTAAGATCAATCCAGATGTCAGCCTTACTGCATAAACGCGATGCCTATATCTGTAACGACATCGGATCAGTACAATCTAAGCGTTGTATTAAACGACGGTAACACCGTAAACCTTACGACTACGGCTACTTCTGTGGCCGTGACACAGGCATCTCCGATAAATGTAACGGTAAGCTCCAAGGGCCCTAAAGGGGACCCAGGTTCTGCGTACGAAGGCGAAGGCGTGGTAAACACGCTCAACGGGATGTCTGGCACAGTCACAATATCTGGAGACGGAGACGTAAGTGTGACGGACGACGGAGAAGGGAATATATCTGTAGGTTACGAATTTCTGTACAACAACGCTACGGCTATGCCAGAAGAGGTGGGGGCATTTCCTGTCGGAACCACCTTTTCAGACGCTACTCTTGATCAGTTGTTTACAGGTCTTCTATACCCATATCAAGATCCTGTGCTTACTGTAACTACTAATCTTAGTTCTACATATGAGTTTGGTGATGACATCGCTAGCGCCACGATATATTTGAGCGCCACCAACTCATCAAACGTTGAAGGTGGGTCGTTATCTCTTTACAAGGCTACTGGAGGAGGAGGACAGTCTCCAGCACAAACGCTTATCGACAGCGGACTAAGCTTGAGTGACTTTTCTGGTGGGTATACTTACACTCCAGGAACCCCTATAACCTCAGCAGTAGCCAACGGATATGTTTCTTTTAGGGTTGTGGGGCAAGATACAAACGGAAGCACTATAAGTGATTACAGTCCTTATTCATACTGGAGATATAGGGTCTTTTGGGGGAATAGCAGTTCTTCATATCTGTCTGTTGTTTCAAACCTTTCTGACAGTACTCTTGATGCAGATAGGAAAGGAACTAGAGCCTTTGATTCTGGCACTAGCGTGTATAAGTTTTTCGCATGGCCTACGGGTCTTGGGACGCCACCAGCGGCTCCAAATGGTTTTAAATTTGACAACGGTACAAACGTTCCCATGGCCACTACTAGCGACGATGCAAACTTCTCAAACACCGACTCTAGTGGGTATAACTATCAATCAATTACAGAGACGGTAAATGGCGAGATTATAACATATAAGGTTTATAGGAGTAAGAATCAGATTAACGGGGCGTTAAACATTACAGTGGATTGATATGGCAGCTATTGAGGGTTCAGTAACAATAGGCGGGTTTATAGCCCCATCAGATACTACGGATACGTATGCTTCCCACGTAGACATCTACGGTAGAGGTGGTATGCGCTCTGTAGCAGACAATACAGAAAGAGACGCTATTACTTCCGACAGAAGATCGGAGGGGATGTTTGTATACGTCATTGACGATGCCACGCTATATACTCTTAGCGGAGGTATAACTAATGACGAATGGACAGAGGTGGAGCTCGGTGGTGGTGGTGGTTATTGGGAGCAGGTAAGCGAAAGCACAAGCATTTACTTTGTTCCAGGGAGTGGTGATGGCAACGTCGGTATCGGGACTACTACACCAAACTATCTTCTTGACGTAGAAGGCTCTGGCGCTGGGGCAAGAGTATATAACACTGCTGGTTCCACATCTGTTTATCTTACGACACCAGCTGCTCAAAATGCCAGTCTTTACTTCGGGCCAAGCACTGACAATAACGAAGGCGGTATTACATACAGAACCGCTAGCAGCTCTATGGCGTTTACGACGAACACGTCGGAAGCCATGCGCATAGACTCCTCTGGTAACGTAGGTATCGGGACTACTACACCGTCTTCTAATCTTCATATATCAGGAATAACTCAAACTGGAACCCAGGTACCGTTTAGAATAGAAAATAACACTGGCAACACTAAGTTCCAAGTAAATTCCTCCTCTGGAGATTATGTGCTCCAGTTTAAAAACGCCGCTAACGTAATAAAGAATCAGCTGCATTCTAACGGAGCCAGTTACTTTAATGGTGGCAACGTCGGTATCGGGACTACTACCCCATCAGCAAAGCTCGATGTAGTCGGGTTGGCAAACATCAATGACGGTAGTAACAACGTCATGATCAGCTCT